AACATTCTGATAGTATAGTTTTGTACCTGCATGTTTACCATAGCATACGTAGTCTCCTACGTTACACCATCCTCCATTGGGAAACTTATCCACATCTTTATAAGCTAGTTCGCCCAATGCAATTACCTTACCTACAGTCGTAAGATAACTCATGTCATCCTTGGTGGAATCAGGAATAAAGATACCACCTTTTGTTTTACTCTTTACTGATACGGGCCTTACTAATACATGAAAGCCCGGTAGTTCTGGAAGATTAGTAGGATCACTAACTTCATCTTCAATATCAATCCACTCATCGTTTTTTATGGCATTACCCATTTGTACCTGTCTCATTTAATCCTCTTCATACATCCTTTTTTTAATAATCTCTGTTAAGTTTGTCCTTGCCCAATCTAAACCTTGTATAGAACCTACAAGCTGTCTGTAATGAGCAAAGTCTTCTGCAGCACCGTCGCCCAAAGATGCTTTCAATCTTTCAATTTCTTGATTAAACTCTTGGACAACTTCATCCCAAATTTCCATTGGGCTTACAGTGACGCTTTCCTAGTGCTTTGTTTTGGATTAGGCATCTCATAAGATTCCTTATCCCATTCATTTAAAGAGCTACGCATACTACGTCCACCCCAAACACCTTGTTTAAATGGATCGCCAAAACCTTTAGAAGTATCCTTCTTATGTTCTGGATAACCCTTACCTTTCTTCATCATTAGTCTTCTCCTTTTTTCATTTCTTCAACTGCCAAGCGTGACAATGTATTAAGTTTAGTATTCTCTATATCTTTATCATCTTTTAGTTCTTCAACTTTAAGTTTACCAAGATTATTTAGTGCTGTAATTTCTTTCTTGGATTCTCTATCTGCTTCAGCTTTCTCACGCTTAAAGTTATCAGAAGCACCAGACTCAATCATATCAAGTATCTGTTCATTCTCTTTAAGTTCAAGCTCTTTTGTTTTAAGTTCAAGTTCAGCAGCATTAACAACCGTATCAGATTGTAGTTTCTGTTGCTGCAACTTAACCTTTTCTTGCTCAAGCATAACAAGCTGTTGTTCTGGTGTAGGTGGTGGTGGCTGTTGATTGGCTTGCATAACTTGCTGTGCAGCCTGTGCCATTGCCATCTCAACTGATTGTGGTTGTTGAGCTTGTTCAGGTGGTGCTTGTTGCATCATTTGATTTGTAACACCATTCATTTGTTCTTGATACTTCATTACAGAATGTTCTTGTATATTAGATTCAAGGACAGGTTTAATTCTTTGCATAATAGGATTAGCACCATTGGCAGGGTCTTGAAGATAAGCCATCTTTACTTGTATATGAGCATCATGGCTTTGACCGGGAAAAGCTGCAATAGGTAAGCCTTTGGTTACTGCCATAATATCAGATACAGGATCAAGCGGTTGTGGCTCAATCTTGGGTGGCAGTATTTGCTCTAGGTTAGGCATGTTGGCTGCATTGAGAATAGTTCTATTGAGTTCCTCAATGTTAAACATTCCCGGTGGAGATTGCTGTGCCATCTGCAGAGCCATGTTTGCCAGCATCATACGATGGGCATTAGAAGGAATGTTAGGATCAGAGACAGGTACAATATCTACACGCCCATCAAAGTCAGCCTTAAAGATACTGCGATCTTCAAATGGTACTTCATATGGATATTCATCTGGTAAATAATCATAATCTATCTGTGCCAGTATTCTAAATTCATCCTTCTGTGACTTATGTAATCTTTTATGGATTGCAGAGAAGAACTTACTAGAAGCTTCAAGCAATGCCATTGTTGTACCCACGGGTCCATAGGAGGCAGCATCAGAGATAACTTGCTCAGTACTATCCGCAAACTTCTGACCAGCAGCAGTTACGAACCCAAGCATCTGGAAGAGCGTCGAGGAAGGCTCTTTATAGGGCAGGGGAACTATGGCCCTAGACAAATCAATGCCAGTTGCTTCGACCTCCTTGAACTCGCCGGGGGCGATAGGATCGTTGTCGCCAACCATCCGCACTCCTTTGGCCTTAAATCCTCCCGGTAAATTAGCGAACTGTCCAGCGTCAATAAGGGAGCGCATCGCAGCAGTTGCCGACATGGTGAGATTACCAAGGAAATGGATAAGGCCCAATCCATAGAATCCAAAGCCCGGTACAAACCTGTAATGAACGAAATGACTTCGTTTCTCTTTGTTTGGATCGTCCTGCTTGTAGTTTCTACGAATACTTAAAACTTCTCTTGACTGTTCTTCTACAGTCACAATGTAAGGGCATGGTACACCCTCTTCTTCAATATCAAGATAACAATGCTGTTCCAGTATAACATACTGTGGATCATTATCATATGATGGACTAATACCTAAAATATTATCTATCTTAGTTGCAAACCCTGAAGAAGAAAGCTGAGATGGTGATGGTAACTCAATGTCCTTGTAGACACCAGCCATCATATCCAGTTTCATATCTACTGGGCTTTTATGTATTACATGTGTGTAACGATCTGCATTTCTGAGATCACTTGCATAGTAAGATACATAGAACTGATCTATTGGTATAAATTCTGATACAGGCCGCTTCAGTGTTGAACTATAGTAAATCTTTTTAAAGGCTGAACCTATGAGTGGGAGATGAAAAAGCATTCTTTCAAATTCATCAAAGTACTCTGGCATCTGTTCCGTAAGCTGAAAGTTCATGAAGTTCTGAACTCTGTTGGACTGCATCTCTTTGTCTGGTGTAGCTGCACCAAGTATCTGAGCCTTAACAGGACCAGTAGCAGGGAACAATTCACCTGAAGCTTTTGATTGAAACTTAACAGCCGACTCAATTAGAAGAGGATGTACAGCAGTACACGCACCTTGGAAAGGTTCTGAGCCTTCTTCCAGCTTTAGACCAAGCAGGTCAAAGCCTCTCTCAAACATAGACTCCCATTCAGCACGACTATCTTTATCTGCATTGAAGTTCTCAATTACATCAGCAGAGATACTTTGTAGAGTTTCTTCATCTAAGTCTTTACTAAGATCACCATACCACTCACTGATTTCTTCTGAAGGTTCCATTACAGCTTCTTCTGAAGAGAAGTCTACAATAACACCACCATCAGTAGGATCAATCTCAATAGATACATTGGACTGTTCTTCAGGGACCATTGCAATAACATTGGTTTCTGTTTCAGGAATCATATCAAAAGGATTACGTTCTGTTGCCATTATCTATTATATCCTTGCTGTTGTCCAAAGCCACCAAAGCCACTACTAAATGGTTGTTGAGTGCCAAAGGGTACAGGACTTTGCATACCAAATCCCTGTATATTTTGATTTAAACCTTGTAGACCTGTAGGCTGTAGTTGTTGTCCCATCACAGGTACCATAGGTTGATAAATTGGATTTGGTATATCAGGTAATGGCCCCGGTTTAGGCAAGAATGTTTTCTCTGGACCTTTTAAAGCATAGTTATAATCACTGGGAGAGTTTGGTGGATTCCAAATAGAACTGCCGGGATTAGTTCTTTCAATGCTCCAACCTCCTCCTAGATCACCTATACCAAGACCAGTATATCTCTTACCCTTTTCATAAGCTTGCTGTAGAAATTCCTGTTCATTAAAATCTGACCATTCTCCCGATGTACCTGTGTCTTGAATTTCACGGCTGATACCCCATTCTGTTGATTTAGCTCCTTCAGGGTCTACAGTTATTTCACCTGTTTCTTGATTACGTACTAAACCACCGGGTAAAGGAGTTGTATCAAGTTTAAAAGGTTCAGGCTCTGGTTCAGGAGCAGGTGTATCTGGTGTATTAACTGGATCATAAGGATCAGGCTCTGGAGGAGCTACATAGTCAAATCCAAAATCTTCTTGTATATTACCTTGTGCATCTCTTACTTGACCTTCTTCATCTCTATAAAAACCACCACTAGCTTGAAGTGCTTCACGTTCTGCTCTTGTTTGAGGAGCAGTACCTAACTCACCTATCTTTATTGCCTGTAATTCTCTAGCACGTCTTTCTGCTTCTGCTTCACGAACAGGATCATATGTAGCAGCACCACCAGTTTGACGGTAGAGTACATCACGTATTCCACCACCACCTTTTGCAAAGGCTTGATCAATTTCTTCATCATCG